TTGGATTGGTGTAACAGAGTCCGTGTGCTGTTGCGACAAACGGTGAGGCGCAGTCAAAAGATATGGTAATTTCTTCATTAATATGTTTCCTGAGTTGTCGTTGAATTGAAGTTAGATAGCAAGCCCAATCTAACTGTGCTGTACCCAAGAAGTGGATCCAGTTTTTGCCTGTGAGCATGCCTTCCTCGCGCATGATCATCAAACGCTTTAAAGTGATGTCCATCTTACTCATATTGACACCACCCATTGCCCAACCTTCTGCTGCCTTGTCTCCCCATACAGCAGGGTCACTATATTCTTTGACACCTTCATACCAAGACTGTGCGCTGTGCCAATCACTGCCTTGTAAAACATTTAACCATTTGGTCTTGCCTAACCGATTCTTTAAGAAGTAATCGTTATTGAAACGAGTCTTTTGTAAACAATCTTCTGGACTTGTTAACCCAGTACGAGCTTGATTGTTTTTGTCACAGGCCCAGATAGGAACGTCCAACATCATAGACCAATCAGCAGTTAATTCCAACCAAGCAATGATGTCATCGCGAGTTTTGTTGGCTGCTTTACCTTCAAAGTCTAACCAATCAAACTTTAGAATACCTTTACCAATCTGATATCCACCTGAGTCACCTAATATCATAGTGTTAGCATGATCACGATCTTGGATCATACTTTCTTGTACTAAACTCTTTTGGATATCTAATTGTGCGTGACCTGCTGAGTACAGACCGTACTTGTAAGTAAAGTATCCTTGTTCAGCATTCAAGAAGTTCATACCTTCGATACCGCGATCAAATCCTTTAGGAATACGATCTTTGGGTACAAAGTCACCTAGCCGTTGTTTGGCAACATAGGTGCTGTAGAAACTTGAGATAGCCGGCAAATAGACTGCGTAGTCTCTTTGGAATGGTGTTAGATTAACTGGTGGATTCATTGTGTTCTTTGCTTAGTATTATTGTAACATCTAATTGTTCTTTTGCCTTCTTTAAATTGTCCAAAGCAATTTTAACGGCGGGATGAGTTTCATCCAATGCTGATAACTTAATTTCTTCGTCACGCTTCTTACGTGCCCAATCGAGCAATTCTTCTGCTTCACGATTTAATCCTATACTAGAATGACTCATATTAAGCATAATCCAAGCCATTCCGTCATAAACTTCCATAGTTTGATTACTAGTATTAAATCGTAGATTACCAACACCTTGTGCTCCACTATAAGAATTAATGTAGTTGGTGGCGGATGATCCTCCACCAACATCTATATAACGGCCGGTGCTGGTAATATATTTTATCATGCCTGTGCTGGAATAATGTATTTGTAAGTAGCAATGCCGCTGTCTAAAGTGATCTGCATAGCACCTTCGTCACTGAAACCAATCTTAGCATTGTTAGCATCGGCAATCTTCAAAATGCTCAATACGCTGTTAACTGGCCAAGTCCAACCTTTAGACAATGTACCTACTACGTCTGTGGCAAAAATAAATTCACCACCGTGGCTGCTGACATCACCGAATGTAAACTTTAAATTGCCGCCGTCTGTCTTGGCCAAGAAAGTTGTGTGCTCTGTGTTGGCACCTGCTTGGAATTGAAAACGTTGAATAGCACTTACTGTAGGCTCAACTTCAACATTCCACTTAACACCACGGAACTTAACAGTTTTCAATTTCTCATTGATAATGTCTTGATTCATAAAGCGATAGTCGTTCTTGAAGTCGCCATCTTTGTTTTCAAAGTGAAGACCAACTGGAATAGTTTCGCCATTACGTTCAGCAGTGACTACTTCAATCTTAGCACCGTCTTGATATTCTTTACCATCCAATAGATAGCGTAGTTTCTCAAGTTGTGGCATACCATAAGTACCGATCATATCTGGATGTGGATCAGTAGTTTCGGCATACATGATAACACTACGGTCATCGGCCATAGAGTCAATTAGAGTTTTTTTGTCTGTGCCTGTTACTTTAACAATATTTAGAAAGCCTAATTTGTTTGTATGAGCAACGATGTCTTGTAGAATAGATTTCATAATAATTTCCTTTGTGTTAGTTTATTTAGATTTAAGGGATAAGTCAACAAATATTTTACTCAAAGTCAAACAATGACCCAAAAGTATTTGTCTCTGTGGTAGATTCTAGATCCCACTCTAGAACTCCGATAAGATTATCAAGTTTATTGTTGATAATAACAGTTTCCATGTCAGCATGATCAAATGGCAGTTCTTGGAACCATTTAGGTAAACGCATTTCATCAACTGGATATGCTACACTAGTAAATCCAAGAGGATTAGGTTTAACCTTACAAACAATGACTTTCATACCGTCAACAATGCCCATGCTGTATTTGTCACCATTCATACGTTTTAATGTATTCCAGTTGATACTAGCACGAACATGTCCTGGCATATTAGCCTTGCCTGCTTTCTTTTCTTTTTCTTGATACTCAGCAATGTTGTTAGCACGTTTGGGACTGCCTTTTTCCCAACCTGGTCTGGCCTTAAATTCAGTACGGAACTCTGTGATCATTTCTAGTACTTCTTTTTCGTCGGCACCGTTTAGTACTTTAGTAAGAACTTCCTCTAAGAACTTTTGCATAAATTCTGGAGTATCACTGCGCTTGAGATCCAAGCCCATAGCTTTGATTTTACCCGGTTTACCATCTACGTCACTGCGCTTGCCTTCTTTGTCGTAGTACAATACAGCATAGCGTTTCTTGGTAATGAACAAGCCTTTGATAGCAACAATTTCACGTCCTGCTTTGATAACTTCGCCACGACTCTTAGGGCAGTGGTGTGCGTCAAACATGAACTTAGGAAATGTTGAATTTACTTCTTCAGCGACTGTGTCGTATAGTTGTACCACTGTATCCTTATTCCAAGGAATTTGTCCTTTGCTGATTTCATTTTTCAAAGAACTATAGGCACTAAAATATGCCGAGTCTGTATCTCCATAGATAATACTCTTACCTACGTGATTATACTCGCCTGTGATAACTTCATTTATTTTACTGGCCATATGACGAGCAATACCTCGGCCAGTAAGTGTAGTTGATTGACCAATGCGATTATCAAAGAAGCGACAGCCGACATTAAGAATAGCACCATACAAACTGTTCAAGTTAATCTTCTTAACCAGCTGACGTTTGTCCCAGTATTCTTCTTCAATTTTATTTCCAGCATTCATTGCTTCTTTAAGTTTCTTTTGCATTTCCTTACGTTCAGCATACCAACGTTTAAGCAGTCCAGGAATAATACCCTCTCGCTCGTGTGTAAAGATTGTACCATTGGCACTGAGCATCCAAGGTTTACCGCTGTCAAATATCATTTCGTATATTTGCGCCCCGCTCATTACATCAGTGTCGCCATTTTCCCAATCAACAATAATATTGTGGGCGCGATCTTGATTCATGACAAATTCATATTCGTTGCTACCAAACTTACCCTCCCACGCAGCAGCAAAGCTCATGGGTTTGGCCATTTTAGTTTCAATTTCTTCTTTGGTATACTCTTGACGCAACTGTCCAACAATGGTTTCTGGACCCATATTCAATGCTCTAATTACACTAGGATAAAGACTGTTAATGTCCATGCTTCCGATGTAATCATGTAGACCTTTTTTAGGATATGCTACATAAGCACCTGCTGCTTGATTGTTTTCGTTTTCGTCACGTCTAGCACGACTTGGCACAATCATTCCTCTGTGATGTGCTTCGTTAACAATGGCCTGTTCGGTGACAGCCACAGCACCCATGGTAGTTTGTAGTAATACAGTACATTCATGTGCCAGTGTGTTGGCAAGATCTAAGAATTTTAATTTCTTATCAAGTTTATTCAACAACGCACAGTCTTGTCTATTGTATTCAATGAACTTACGGAAGTCATTGTTGTATAGTTGATCTAATGTGCCTTCGTAGACAGTTTTGCTTTCGCCTACTTCCATTTCTCCAATGGCATCGAGTCTATAGGTGTGGCGTTCTTCATAGGTGTATTTCCTGTACAGTTCGAGACTGTCCAAATGAACGCGACCAACAAGATCATAAGTAACAGCCTGTTTCCCGTATTTTTCATATTCTCTCTTCTTTGGAAATTGATCCCACAAACAAAATCTGCGTGTATCTTCTTTGCTCAACACACGAGTGACACGATTAACTGTGTAAGGAATATCATACCCTTCGGAATTCCATCCACTTAACACATCGGCATCTTGTATTAGATCTAAGAATGTATCCAACATTTCATACTCTGTTTCAAATAACATAGTATTGGGAAAATCTTTGACCTGTTCTTGTGCCTGCTCCATGGTTAGAGTCTTTGGCGGTACAGCCAAACATACCAATGTATCTAACCATTGTAGATGAACAGCAATGGCAGTGATGGGCATAAAAGCATCTTCGGGAGTACTATATCCACGTTCTGGATCAAAGTCTACCTCAATGTCGAAAAATGCTACATTTAGTTTTGGGGTTTCTTTGCCTAGGTAATTTTCTTCAAGACAGCGGAATACTGGATTGATGTCGCTTTCAAATAACTTATGATTGCCATGTATTTTTTGTTCTTTGACAAACTCTTTATGGCTACGTGCCGATACCCTACTAAGGTTGTCGCCGAAAATTGATTTGTACTTACCGCGTTGATCTGGGTAATAAAAAACATAACGAGCAGGATAATCTGTGTAGATTCTGCCTTTCTTTGGATCTCGTTCTACTACCTGAACGATATCTTTGTCACGATCCCATCGTGCATCTATATAACTCATATTTTCCTCCTTGTGATTTTATGGCTCACTGACCTTCATTGTGATCACTTATGGCTGATCCGGCCTTACTCATAAATTATTTAGCATCCTGAATAAGCCGATGCTATCTATTGTCACTAACAATACGTAGTTAGCGAGCAAACCGAAAGATTTACGGCTATAGCAAGCCCAACCATACAAAATACATTGACTAATAAAAATAGGATAAAGGACAATAAGAGGCGGATTGGGGACAGTGAGCGCCATAGTGATCGCACACCCAATACTAATTGCCCAAGCCGTAATCTCCACGATAAAACGTAGAGGGTAAGTTTTATAGTCATCCTTGATCCAATTAATGACATTGGCTAAAATTTCATTCATCAGTACGACGATGTGAATGCCCACTGATATCTACAATGGTTTCCAAATCATCAAACTCACGCCAAACGCTGTCCCATTGATCTTTCTGAGCAATTTTAATTGCTTTTTTAATTACACTAGGTTTAACTTCTAGTTCTTCTGCGATTGCTTTGATTGTATCATTCAGGCCTTCTTGTAGGTCTTGAATTTCCTGCATAACGGTCATACCTTCTGCGACGATTTGTTTAATTTTGGCCTGCTCAGGCGCTCCAAATGCTTTGCCCATAAAAAATCTCCTTGTAAGCAAGTATACACTCTACAAGGAGAAAGGTCAAAGTTTATTTGTTCTTTTTTGCTCGGCCGGCTTTCATATTAGCAGCCCAATGTGCTAATTGTGCTGCTCGTCCACTGTGACTTTTGGCAAACTTTCTTAGACTACTAACGCTGCCTTTGGTAGGAACGTGATATCGTTTGCTGTCACCTTTATCTTCAGGATGACGACCATCAGCAAAATTCTCTGCTACATCCTGCTGACCTTCCACAGTAAGCCTGTCTAATGCTATTGGATTTAATACAACATTCGGTTTCAAGCCTTTGGTGTTAGCATAGGCCACATACACTTGATCTGTGGGTTCTATAACAAAACTCACACAATGTTTACCGGGCCAGTCTGGTTTGCCCACACTAAACCAAATGCCTATCACAGGAATAAATGGATGTTCATCTGTGCTCAACCGACCATATTCCCGTTCGCCTGTGGCGTCACGACGAGGTTTTAGTCCTCCACTTTTCTTAATTGCTTCTAGCCTATTGGTACAATGATAAACCCTTTGCCCCACTATGTCTTGTCCGGGAAATAGATTCGTACCAGGAACATTCTTAGGTGGCCTAACTCCCTGGTAGTTGGTAAAGTTTTCATTGGTTCTACCAAACTCACTGGCTTCACCTTCCAAACTAACATGCCAGGCATAGAATTTAGTTTCTGGATATTCTTTCTTCAAGCTCATAAACGCATCTAAATTGGGCACCGCATCATCATACATAATAGCCTTGGTATAATTGCCTTGATCTAACAGATTGCGTATAATGATCTTTTTCTTTTCCTCAGTCTGCATCTTGCCCTTCATATTACCAGCACGATAGACATGTACTCGATTCATATCTATTCCATACTTGCGGAATGTATCTAAAAATAATTCTTTGTCATCAAAGTCGGCACGAGCAGTGACCATAACAACTTTGTTGCCTGTGGCAATATCACTCTTAAGTTGATTAATCATCGGTATGATTGGTTTGGATTTTTCAAAGAACTCTCGTGCGTTGGCAAAGTCTCCAAAGTCAAATGTTTCGCCGGGTTGTAGTTTGTAGTGTGTAAAATCGTGGCTGTTTAAACTTTTAATTACTTGTCCATCTCTGATAACGTGTACTTTGGTCTGTGTATGTACCAATGTATCGTCGATGTCAAAGATGACTAACTTACTAGGTTCAAACTCGTGTGCTCGCATTTAGCAGTTCCATTTACGTAAGGCTAGTGCTTTTCTAGTAGGTTTGCCATTGGGTTTCTTCATTGGACCTTTTACGCCCGACATTCTAGCACAGAATGATTTACGACGTTTAGCAGCCTTGCTACCTGGCTTTAGTTTACTTGGCTTGGTAGTAACTGCTGTTTGCAAATGGCTACCAGGATGTTCTCTACGATAGCTCATAACACCTTTGCGATTAAGTCCGCCATTTTTATTCTTGCCTGCCGCACGATGCCAGGCAGCAGATTCATCTAAATCATCTTCTAAGAATGTGTCAGCAAACTTTTCACATAATGATCTAATATGTGCATTGTTAGTTTCTTGTACTGTGAATTCTCTTTCTTCGTGTTCATCATCGCCTTGGCTTGGATCAATATAACCACAATAGACTTTGCGTACTATAGAATTATTGATTAGATCAGTACAATTATCACCGTGTCTTTCTTCAGCAGTAGCATCGTCGACTTCATTACAAGGGCTTAGAGTTGTAATAATAATACTACCTTCTGGAATATCGCCGTATTCTTGATCATAGGCTTCCATGGCATTTTTTTCAGCGTGTACCCAAAGACCGTCTTCGTAAGTACTAGTAGATGCTACAACATTGTTATCGGGATCTAATACGGCAGCAGCAACCATGCCTTGGAAGTCTCCGTTATTTTTCTGCCCTTCAACAATCATTTTGCAGAGTTTAACTAGTATACCATCTAACTTTTGTAGATTGCGTATCTCGTAGTCGGATTGCTCAAATTCATTTAGTCTCATTTTTTCTTAGGCACCCTTATTGGTAATTTGCTAATGTCGTGTCCAATGTCGGCTTGCGCAAACTCTTGTCCAACTTTTTGTTTAACTTTTACTTTTTGAGCAAACTGTGGATTGTGTGCCACGCCCACCATGAGATTATGTTGTGCTTGGCTTACAGAACGCTCTAACATAGCAAAGTATGGATCTTCTGCTATATCTTCATTGGGCACACAGTTTCTTACCTGGCCGCCATTCTTGCCCTTCTTTGTACCAGACGCATGATGCCCAGGCCAGCATTTAGTTACCCCATTTGAATCCTTAGCACCTTTTTTGATCTCGCTAAGATTGCCATGTGTTTGACACATGCCGCAATCTGGACATACTGCTTCCATGGTCATCATACTTTCCGTGTGCTTTTTCTTGCCAGCACAATGAGCCTTTTGTGAGAAACCTTTTGGATGACTACAGTTGATACTACTCTTGTACTTTTTACTCCACTCTTCCGCCACACCTTTTCCATAATAAGCACCTACATCTTTTTGATATTGATTTCTACCATAATTTGACATACCACCTGCACTAGTGATTTTTTGTTGATACTCTTGCGGTGTTTTTGTTATAATACCATTGCCGGCATTCCCGTCCCAAAATCCAACCATTTGTTTTTGATTGTTTAATACCTGAAAATTCTGTGTACCATTACCAGTTTGATCTTGTGGGGCCTTGACTATACTAAAGCCGTACGCTTGAGCATCCTGTTGAAATTTCTGAAAATCATGCGGATAAGCGCCTTGTTCGGCACCTTCACCTTCCGCCACACCTTTTTTCATTTTGGCCATTGCAGCCTGAGTCTTTTGCTGCGAATCAATGTAGTCATCAGCATCAACTTCTTGACCTATGCTTCTACGCTGATCTAACCCTGGCATCAGGTCCAGGTCCTTGCTTTGGTCCACAATGGCCCAAAGCAGCTTTTGAAGTTCTTTATTGTCATAAAACAAACCACTAATTGCATAAACAATAGGACCATCGGGTGCTGGGTCATCGCTGGTCCAACTTTCTGTTCGACCAGTTTGCAAATCATGTACATCCATGGTTTCTATTGCCAGTGTTGGACCATGAGATATCATGTCCACTGGCCGCACAATAAAGTTTGCTGATTCTTTTGATCTGGTATTGGTCATTTTGACCTCAAAAGTATTGTACTTTATTTGATTCACTAGCTCTGCCCGCCAGCCGCTGTATTCTTCGGCTTCGTCCTGTGCCATGCCCTCTGCCAGACCTTGTTCTTCGCCCATGTCGTGTTCATCATCGACAGCATTGAACACAGCATCTAAATAATCAGCAACTTTGGTGACTTTACTTTGTTGCCAAGGTTCTAATGTATCACCCTGTGCCTGCATTTGTTTAACTGCTTGACGTAGCTTTACAGCATGTTTATATAGACTCTTTAGTTGACTTGTAGTCATGCTATTGGCTTCGTCATTATACCAGTCTGGATTCTCAGCAACACCACGTCCGTGATTACCACCCGCATATGTGTCATAACTACCTTGTCCCCATCCACTAGCCGCATCGGCATGATCTTCCATGTAAGGTTTCTTGTGTTTTTCTACACCTTGCTTTTGTTCTTTCTTTTTATCTCTATGAGCTCCAGCACCACCCATCTTGGCATTCTTAGCAACAAAGTTTCTTGGAGTAGTTGACGGAACAGTGTTCTTATCTGCTTCTTGTGCGATAAGATTGTCACCACGCCGGCGTACACCGCCCATGGGCATACTTACACTGGCAACACTACCTGCTCCAGTAGATCCGCCACTGGCACTTTCTAGTGTATAGACTGTGGCGTCTTTGTATTGTTTGGCTTTAAATTCGTTGTTCATTTTGTTTTCATCCAATTTGCTACGGGACTAACTGTATTAGTATCCTTAGGTTCAACGCTCTTACTACGTTTTAATAATTCTTTACTGTCTGTAGGAATAGTTGCCATTGCGGCTAATATCATTAGATGTTCGGCATCTGTGTAAGGAACAGCTACATTGTATTTTTCAATCCAACTAGAAGCATCCATATCCACGGGTTTGGCGCTCTTACCATCAGCCATGGCAGTGGCCATCCAAATTCTGTTTAAATGATATGTACGATCATACCCACCAACGTCTCTCATGCGCATAACACCCTGACTGACTGCTTGATGATCAGGATGTATGGTTCCTTCACCTCTGGTTTCGTTGATAAATTCTTTCGCTCTCATTATTGTCCCTTAATGCTAGCTCTTAGGAACCAGGCGTGTTTTCTATGTGCGTCCATACGCTCTGCTAAGAAGTTTGAAAGACCGTGCTCTCCGGCTGCTTCTGCAGCATCATAGTTTTTCTTAAGAACAATCTGTATACGCTCGCTGTCCTTTAATAATTCTTGTACCATTTCTTCTTTGCTAGGCACACGATCTTCGTCCTCAATGCGTGTTAGCATACTGAGATTATGATAACTAGTGGGCATATAGCCTCCTAGTTTACGTACATTTTCAGCGTATGGATCTATAGCACCATAAACTTCGTTGTAGATCTCTTCGAATAATTTATGATATTCGTAGAAGTCACTGCCTTCAACATTCCAATGGAAACTATGTACCTTTACGTAGAAACTAAAAGTAGTGCTAAATCCTATGCGTGTAAGTTGTATCAGTTTGTCCATTTACTTTCCTATTGGCGCCTCATCAGTGAGATACGGTCTGGAAAACCATAATCTAAACCACTCCGGTGTTCCTGGGCGTATATCATTTTCCTTCATCAGTTTGGCTTTTTCTGCAGCCGTCACTGTGATATTACTACCTTTATTTATTTCATTTTGATGGGTACGGTATTCTTGTAGTCTGGCTTCGCCGCCTAATCCAGCAAGATATTGAACAATTTTTAGTTCGTGTATAGGATCATCTGGCGCAAGATAGGCGTCATCTGGGCTATCTTGCGGAATATTATCGCTGGTTATTCGATATTGCTTCATTGAATATAATCTTATTAATAAGTGTGGCCATGATGTTTTCAACATCTTCACTCAATGGCACCGTCTTCTCATCCTTCTTAGGCTCAGGTTTAGGAATACTACTTGGAGTACGAGCAAGACTTGCGTCGCTCTTAGCACGTTGTTTCTGTTCAGCATTCCATAAACGTTGAGCAGCACTCATACGAGCCTCTGTTTGATCTTCTTTAGCAGACCGTAACCGTTTACCGTCCTTGGTGTACTTGCCAGATTCGCGTTTTGCGATAGCAACGGCTGCTTGCCTCCCGCCGCCGCCTTCCGCCACACCTTGCGTGTCAGTTTGTTTTGCAGTATTTACAGTATAAAATGGTTTGTCTCCTATTTTAGCAAGAAACGCATTTACTCTTTTTTTGAATTCTTCCGGATTCGCTTCAATTTCAGCATGTTCCATTGGTGACATATCTTTATTGATTATACTTCTTCCTTCTTTCTTCATAGGAGGAATCTGTTTTTGAACCGTCATTAGATTACCTAATTCTCTGTTCAACAGACTAGCATATCTTTCAAAAACTTTGCTACCATAAAATTTATTGATAGAATCTTCTGTTCCTTTGTTGAGATATCCACTTGGACCTGAACCAAAGAATGGATACCACATTCCCGTCGGGACTGATAACTTGCCACCTTCACCGGTGCTTATATAAAACGGAACATTAACTCCGCGTACATTTACAACTGCGGTGATTCTCCCGTCGCCAGTTATTGCCACTTTAGATATCCCGTTGCCACCAAATACAGGCAAGTCAACCAATGATGACATTTTGCCAATGTTTTCTAAGCCTTCCGCCACACCTTGCTTAAAATTATTAGCACTGATAATTTTTACATTGGCGGGAACACCTAATGCTAGTGCGGCATATAATCTTGTCCTACCACCTATTACATAGACTCCAGTGGGTAATTTTAGTAACACGGGCGGATCATAGTTTCCAGATTTAACATACTGAATATAACCACTCACATCACGATTTCGACCTTCTCCGGCATCTCTGGCTTGCATCAGTTTGGTATATTGTTGTTCTGCATCTGGTCTGCCACTGATTTGTTGAATTGCTTTTAATGTTTGAGCATCATTTCCCTTATTAGCAAGATTTTTTAATTTAGGAATGCTTGTGGCAGGTATTTGTGTAGATGACACTCTATCAATGATAGATGTTATTTTTGCTATACTTTGTTCATCATTGCCGTATCCCATTTGTTTGACAAATTGTTGTATTTCTGGCACAGGTTGACCTACTAATTCCCACGCTTCATCAGATGATGCTTCGTTTAAGGAGCCTTCCGCCACACCTTGCTTTGTATTGTTACTCATTTGCTTTTGATACATGTTTAATAGTTTATTCGCAACTTTATCTAACACATTTTTATCCACTGCTTCTAAAGCATCGCCAGCAATTCTTTCAAACTCGTATTTTCCTTTGTGTAGATATTTGGCCGCTTCGCCGAATCCATACGCGGCCGCTACAGCAGCAAAACTTGCTACTGGAATACCCCAATTTTTAAGTGTATCAAGTATTAGAAGTATTCCACCAGACAGGTCGATGTTCTCCGCCACGTCCCACTTAGGACCTTCTGCTCGTCCATGACTTTGAGCACCGTGTTGCTCACGCTTCTTATCTCTTTGTGCTGCTGCCTTGGCAATAGGACTACCATGGCCAGTTAAGTTCTTGGCCATATGTGCCATGGTGTCATTACCTTCGGCCATCTTAACGTGATGTCTATCCAACTCTTGTTTTAATGCTGCTAACTTGTTTGGAGCGCGAGCAATAGCATTACGGATCTCTCCAGCAATGTTCTTGGGAATCTTACTTAATACATCATTGACAATCTGATCAACCTGTGCATTCTGTTGTCCGACTACGTTGCTCTTAGGTGGCTTGATCACTGGCTCGTCATCTTGTTCATCATTGCCCTCTGCTTCAAGATCCATTAGATATCTTTCATATTCTGCTTTGTTCTGCATCCAACGTTGAGCATTTCTAGTCAGTTGTGGAGCATTGAGTTGTTGGCCTAACTTAGCCAATATTGGAGGTAGATTATTTGCAAGGTTGCCGAATGATCTCTTCATTTCTATTTCACCATTGGATTCTTCTCCACGTAAGAAGTCACGTAACTCTACAGTTCTGCGGGTATTATATTTGCATAGGTCATGTAGTTCATTGTGTAGTCTGCCAATGTACATATTCTGTACCCAACGTCCTCCAACACCTGCTGCTACCATTCTAAAGCCACGTCCTAGTTCTCCGTGATTTTCCATATATTTCTTGGCCTGGAATTTCATTGTATCATAAACACTGGTGATAGGTTCTCCAATGTCGTTGATGATTGCTCGTAGTGTGCTGTCAATGCTGGTACCTTCGTGTAAAGGTCGAATCAACGCATTGAGCAATCTTTGTTCTGCTACTGGAGCAGGTTGAGGAACAGATGGCTTATTTGCTTTTACAAATCTTCCTGTGCCACCTGGTGCTAATTCTAATCTGCGAGGATCATTCATTACTTCAGTGTCTTTTGTTAATTGACTCCGAGGATTAACCCAAAATCCAACCATTGTTCTTGCGATAGGTAATCCAGTTTCCGGTACTACTACTGCCTCTTCGAATTCGCCGCCAGCCTTGGGCTTATAATAATCTTGTTTTGCTTGCCCTAGTCGTTGACCGACTTCTTGTCTACTAGCAGGCTTGCCAAAAGAATTTATTATTGTGCCTTTGGCAAAAACATCGTCAGCATCTACTTTAGTTAAATCTCCACTCTTATTAGTGTCATACGATCTGGCTGCTTGGCCTGCATCTAAATTCTTTTGTTGTGGATGCGCTAACCCACGAACATCTTTACTTTGACTGGTACCTAAGGTTTTAAAATTACTTTCTACAGCATTACGGTCAAGCACTATTACGGCGTTGCTATCAACTCCTTGAGTCTCTGATTCTCCACCACTGGCGTAATTCCAATCACGAGTGGTACTCACAGTGGTAGATGTTGTTTGTGCTTTTGTTGCATCTTGCGGGCCATGGGCAGGAAAAATTCTGCCAGTAGATAATATCTTTTTAAGTCCACCTGTGGCATGATACAGATAGTTTCCGCCCACATCTTCATTCATTTCTTGTGGAGCAGGAGTCTGCGGCCCAGGTTGTTTCTGCTGTGCAGGTTGTTGTGGTTCTTGAATGCCCATACCTTTCCTTGTTATGTCCATAAGATGTTTGATCCAATCAACACCTAGTTTTTGTACATCAAATGCTTTGGACCATGTGGCCAATGCTTTTTCTGGAGGACCATTTTTTAAACTATTGCGTAAAGCAGTTCCGCTAACCCCTGCTTCACGAGGAGTAACTTCTAAACTTACCTTAACATGTTCATAACCTTGAAACTTATTAACAGCTTTCATCAATGCCTGTGGCATAGTTAGTCCTGCTCGATCTTCCCCAACCATAATAACAATATTATCATAGCGAGGAGGTTTGCCGGGTAGTGGATTAATTAACTCGTGTTTAATTTTTTGTATTAATGTACCACCTTCGTGATTCACGGTACTAATATTTTGAGCATACTGAGGATATAGTTTATGCCATGTTTGAACTTTAACTGATGGTGGAATAGGATCATCTTTACCTTCAGCATTGCCAATAAACAAATATGGATCACCACCTAACTCTTTGGCTTTGTTGATTGTATATTTAAATAAATCTTCGTGTCCTTTGTGTCCAATAAAACTACCAATAGCTACGACTGCTGTCTTAGCCTCACCTCTTGGACGCTCTGTTCTTGCACTTGTCTTGGCAGCATTCTTGGCAGTAATAACATCACGTTGTTCTTGGCTAGTGACTTTAATAGGACCAAGGCGGCTGTTAATAACAATACCTTCGTAGTCTTTGCCCAACAAGTCTTTGCCAATAATATTAGGATCTTTAATAATTG